GTTGCATCGAACATGCTTCGCAATCTTGCCAATCAACTGCTTCAAGTTGCGGTCAATACTGCTCTGTTCAGCCTGTTCCCCGGGTCTTCGTTTTTCAAAGGTCTGCCGCGCTTTGCTGATGGTGGTTCAATTTCTGGCGGTAAGCCTGCAATCGTCGGTGAACGTGGCCCTGAGTTATTTATGCCAGGGCGTAGCGGCAGCATCGTTCCGAACAATGCCTTGGGCGGTGCCACGATCAACGTTAGTGTTGATGCAACCGGCAGTAGGGTTGAAGGAGATACAAGCGAGCAAAAGCGTCTTGGCGAAGCCATTGGCGTTGCCATCCGTCAAGAACTGATCAAGCAAAAGCGTCCTGGAGGATTACTCGCCTAATGGCCACCTTCCCTTCAATCACACCGGCGTACGGCGCACAAAAGACCAGCCGCCCACGCACTCGCACCGTGCAATTTGGCGATGGCTACCAACAGCGTTTGCTGTACGGGATTCCCGGTCACATGAATCCGAAAGAATGGGATCTGACTTGGAATGTTTCCGAAACCGACTCGGACACGATTGAAACCTTCCTGAACGCCCGCGCCGAAGATTCTGCCAGCTTTGACTGGACGCCACTTGACGAGGCGACTTCCTATAAGTGGATTTGCCCAGAATGGAGCAAGTCAATCCCGTATAACAACCGCGCCACAATCACAGCACGTTTTGTTCAGGTATTTGAGCCCTGATGGCAATTCCTGTTTCCGAGCTTCAGAAGATCAACCCGAGCAGCATTATTGAGCTGTTCACGCTTGAGCTGTCTAGCGCTCTGCACGGTTCCAATACGACATACCGCTTCCACGCCGGGAGCAATGACATAACAACCGGGGACAACCCTGGTGACATTATTTGGGATGGAGATGTTTACAGCAAGTTCCCAATTCAAGTAGACGGCTTCGAGTACAACGCTGAAAGCGGAAGTCTGCCCCGCCCAACCATTGTTGTTGCAAACTTGCTGGGCACAATTACAACAATTTTGCTTGGTGTTAATGCCACAACCGCTGGCAATGACCTGACTGGCGCAAAGCTGACTCGGATTCGCACTTTAGTCCGATACATCGACAACGCTAATTTTTCAGGCGGCAGCAATCCTTTCGGGACTCCTGATACCAGCGCGAAACTCCCGGATGAGGTTTATTACGTTGCGCGGAAGGTCAGCGAGACGCGAGATGCGGTCACTTTCGAGATGGCGGCAGCATTTGACTTGGCTGGTGTCCGTGCGCCGAAACGACAATGCAATGCCAATCTTTGCCCTTGGATTTACAAGGGTTCAGAGTGTGGCTACGCAGGCAGCAACTATTTCGACGAAAATGACAACACAGTCACCAGCACCGCTGACGATAAATGCGGCAAGCGCTTAAATAGCTGTGCGATTCGATTTGGGGCAACAGCGGAGCTACCCTTCGGTGGATTCCCTGGTATTGGCGCGTTTAACGGATGAAGGCGACCGCTAAAGCAAAGGCACTGGAGCACGCCAAAGCAGAAGACCCGCGTGAGTCATGCGGATTGCTGCTCATCATCAAAGGGCGGGAACGGTATAGACCATGCAAAAACCTCGCTGAAACAAACGAATTTTTCATCCTCGATCCAGTTGATTACGCCGCGGCCGAAGACGAAGGCGAGGTCATTGCTGTCGTACATAGTCACCCTGTCACCCCACCTGTCCCAAGCGAAGCGGATCGAGTCGCCTGTGAAAAATCCGGCCTGCCTTGGTACATCGTCAATCCGAAGACCGAAAAATGGGGCGAATGCCATCCTGAAGGCTACAAAGCACCCTTGATCGGCAGACAGTGGGTTTGGGGCGTTAGCGATTGCTGGACTCTCGTCCGTGACTGGTATGCAGAACAAGGGCTTGAATTGCCTGATTGGGACCGCCCAACAACGATTGATGAGTTCAACGCCAATCCGATGTTTGACGATTGTTGGGAGCAGGCAGGCTTTCATCCTGTAGACATCAGCGAGATGCAGCCAGGCGACGCAATGCTGATGGCAATCGACTCAGGCAAACTGAATCACGTTGGCGTCTACCTAGGCGATCAAATGGTTTTGCACCATTTACGAGGTCGATTGTCCAGTCGTGACTTATTAGGCGAGTGGCTCTTAAAATGCACGGGTAAGGTGCTGCGCCATGAAACGAGAGGTTAAGGTCTATGGTCCTCTCGCCAAGTTTGTTGGGCAGCGTCGGTTTTTAGCGGAGATCAGTAACGCCGGGGAAGCGGTGCGGATGTTGCTCGCTAATTTCCCTGGACTGGAACGCCATATGGCTGACCAGCATTACAAAGTCATTGTTGACGGGTTTGAATCAGAACTGGAAGAGATCCACTATCCAGCCAGTCAGTCAATCAAGATTGTTCCGGTGTTGGGTGGCGCTGGCGGTGGCGTTGGCAAGATTGTCGCGGGCGTTGCGTTGATTGCGGCTGCAATCGTTATTGGTCCTGCTGCTGGCGGCTTTCTGGGTCTGGGTGCTGGTCTTGGCGGCTCAACAGGTGCAGGCGCAGCACTGAGCATGGGTTTAGTTGGTGGCGGCTTTGCGACTGCTGTTGGCGCTGTCGGTGTTGCCTTGGTTCTGGGTGGCGTTTCGCAGTTGCTTTCGCCTACTCCGCAGTTAGCACAGATTGGTCCGGCTTCAATGAGTCCTGGTGGCGGTCGAACAACAACTAGCGAAGGAACGGAGCTTGACCCCCAGGAGTCTTACAGCTTTAGCGGGATTCAGAACGTCAGCAAGCAAGGCGTTCCGGTGCCTGTTGCTTACGGTGAAACTATTGTCGGTTCAGTCGTGATTTCGGCTGGCATTGACGTTGACACGATCTGATCATGGCTGAAAAAGAAACCAAGCAGATCATTGGCGCTGGTGGCGGCGGCGGTGGTGGTGGCGGTGGCCAGACAATCGTTCAGCAAACCGTTGTTGTCCAGCAGTCAGCACCCCCAGCTACTAGGACGCCAACCCGCGAAAGCGACAACCTTGCTTCTACAGCTCACGCCAACATTCTTGACCTGTTGAGCGAGGGTGAAATTGAGGGCTTCCCTTCTGCGCGTGCTTACACGAGAGGCACGGATAATTACAACCTGGCGCTGCTCAAGGATGTCTTCCTGACTGATACGCCTGTTCTGCGTTCTGGCGCTGATATCACTGATTTAAGCGATGCGGACTACAACTTCAAGGGCGTCACAGTAAAGACAAGATACGGCACTAACGCACAAACCTACATCGACGGTTTCAATGCCACTGAAGACGTTCAAAGCGTCAACGTAGAAGTCACGCAGGATACGCCTGTCACTCGGCAAATCACAGATACGAACGTTGATGCAGTCCGCGTCAGTATTGCTATCCCGCGCCTGGAGCGTGCAACCAATGAAGGCGACGTGCTGGGCACAAGCGTCAGCATTGACATCCAAGTTCAGTACAACGGCGGCGGCTTTACAAGCGCAAAGACTGACACGATCAGTGGTCGCACCGTTGATAAATATGAGCGCGATTATTTGATCACGCTTGACGGGGCTTTCCCTGTTGATATTCGGGTTGTTCGTACATCAGCAGACAGCACAGGGCAGGACGTTAGCCCGACGTTTTTTGCTGCCTACACGGAGCTGATCTACGAAAAGCTGCGCTACCCAAACAGCGCCCTAGCTGCCATCCGGTTTAGTGCCGAGCAGTTCAACAGCATCCCTGCCCGGTCCTACCGAATCCGTGGCATTAAGGTCAAGATCCCTGATAACGCCACGGTCGATTCAGATACCGGACGACTTACCTACAGCGGCACCTGGACCGGTTCTTTTGGCGCTGCTCAGTGGACCACCTGCCCCGCGTGGATTTTATATGACTTACTGATTAGCAAGCGCTACGGATTTGGTGATCACATTGCCGAAGCTCAGCTTGACAAGTTTGCGTTCTACTCCGCCAGCCAATATGCGAACGAGCTTGTCGATGATGGCACTGGCAATAACACTAAGGAGGCGCGATTTAGTTGCAACGCGCTGATCCAGAACCAATATGAGGCGTACAAGCTCGTTAATGACTTGTGCTCAGTCATGCGGTGCCAGCCGTTCTGGTCTACTGGCTCGCTGACGATTACGCAAGACAAGCCAACAGACGCGACCTATCTGTTTAACCGCTCGAATGTTCTGGAGCCTGGCTTTAGCTATGCAGGTTCAGACCTGAAAACACGACATACCGTCGCAATCGTTAGTTATCTGGATCTGAATAGCAGGGAACAGAATTATGAGGTCGTGGAAGACCGTGCTGCCATCGACAAGTATGGCTGGGTCGCTACGCAGATCAAGGCTTTCGCTTGTACTTCCCGAGGTCAAGCCAACAGGCTCGGTCAATGGATTCTCTATTCAGAGCAGAATGAAACAGATGTTGTAACTTTTGCCGCTTCCATTGACGCTGGCGTCTTGGTCCGTCCTGGGGCTGTTATTGACATTCAGGATCCAGTCCGTGCTGGTGTTCGTTATGGCGGAAGGATTGCGAGTGCAACGACAACTGTTATCACCGTCGATGACGATACTGATTTGCCAGATTCGGGTGAGCTTTCAGTATTGCTGCCTGATGGCACGGTTGAAACTCAGACCATCGACAGCCGTTCTGGCACGGCGATCACGGTAGACACCGCTTATTCATCGGCACCTAACGCGAATAGTGTCTGGATCCTGCAAACAGATTCGGTCCAAACTCAGCAATATCGCGTCCTGACCGTTCAGGAAAAAGAAGGACATTTGTATGAAATCAGCGCCCTTAAATACAACTCAGGGAAATACGATTACGTTGAGCGCGGGTTTGAACTGGCATCGCGTAGCATCACAAACCTGAATCCAATCCCCGAGCCGCCGAATAACCCGAGCGCCAGTGAAAAGTTTTACGCAGTAGAAAATAAAGCCAAGGTCAAAATTATCCTTAGTTGGGAAGCGCAAAAGGGCGTTCCGCAGTATAAGGTTCGTTATCGGGCGGACAATGACAACTGGAGTTTTGCAACTGTTTCTCGTCCAGATATTGAGATCCTGGATACTCGCGCAGCTAAGTACACGTTTGAAATTTACAGCGTTACAGCATTAGGTCGTCAGTCCACGAGCTTTACCAGCTTTACCTTTAATGCTGTTGGCAAAACTGCTGTTCCTGCTGACGTTCAGAACCTCACGTTTGAAGCGATTAGTGCCAACTCAGGTCGCTTGCGTTGGACTCAGACAACTGACCTGGACGTGAAGGCTGGGGGCCGTGTTTACATCCGCCACAGCAATCTGACCGATGGCTCAGGCACCTGGTCAAACAGCGTCAACCTGATTGAGGCAAAAGCAGGCAGCGCGACCGAGGCAATCATTCCGCTTGTTGAAGGTGAGGTGATGGTGAAGTTTGCCGATGACGGCGGCAGGCTTAGCACCAATGAAGCAAGCGTGATCATCGACTTGCCTGACACGTTGGGCAGGCTTGCGGTCGAGACGCGCCGAGAGGATCAAGACGTTCCGCCCTTCCAAGGGACGCGGACTGATGTCTTTT